GAAAAAGGAGGAGTCTTCTGACGAAGAAGAAGAGTCAGATGAAATGGACATTAGAATAGTTCTTTCCAGAAAATTCTGGTTTTCAATGTCCCGTACAGAAAAGAGGGCTTTTATCATGAAGATGATACACGAAGCGTTCCCTACCCCGGTTATATTAAATATACCAGATGGTAAGGGGAGAATAGAAGCCCAAATGAAGAAAGGAAAGCTAACGGTCAAAGTACCCAAGGTAGGACTAGATATGTCCCCTGTAGACGGTGCTGTGAAGAGTGCGACCGGTGCTATCGATTCAGTGACCCAATCAGTCGTTGGAACGGTAGGCGCCGGGCTCGGAGCAGTGTCTAATCTACTTGATGCTGGCTTAGGCTTAGCGGGATTGTTTTTAGACAAACCTGATACAGCCGAAGACCAGTCGATAATGATACAAGAACCTTGGATGGATGCCTTTGCTGCAGACGTACCAGATTCCAATTGTACCTATTCAATTCATAAACAAAGGTACTTAGACCCAGGAATCTCACGAATGCCCCAAAGTAAAGGTATGACTGTCTCAGATTATGCTCGTATTCCGGGAATTTGCGCAGGAAGTTCATCTTACTACGCAACTTACTCGGCTAACGCGCAAACATCTCAGCTGCAGCTTATCCAACTTCATCCAAACGGGACAACTCACAAGAAGCCCCTCGACTACGCATATATTAATTCGGGATATTGGCGTGGTTCAATCAAGGTGATGATTCAGTTCTTTACATCATCTTTCATCACTACACGGTTTGTGATCCAGTACTTTAATGGAACGCAAACAGGAGGATTTTATCCAGTGGATTACACAGCAGGATTGTCGCGTGTTATCGACGTAAAAGGAGATACTATTGACACGTTTACGTGCCCATGGTTGAACGATCTTTGGTGGTCACAAACCCAAGATCCTTACTTGCAGATAACAACGATTTCCGACGTGGTGTCCACGGATAACTCCGCTTCGCCCAAGATTTATGTAGTAGTGTGGGTAGCAGGCGGCGACGATATACAGTTTGCCGTCCCTAGAATACCCGCAGATGCAGAATGGGGAAGCACAACACCCAACAAAAAGGAAGAGGAAATAGAAGCTCAGTGCTCGATCGGGAGCATGTTCAGAGAGACAGAATTTCCACCTATAGGAGAAGGAGTAGAGTTACAAACTGATAATGGTTTGTGTCTCTCCGACCAACTTGGAGCGATAACGG